CCAAAGTTAAAGTATTGTCAATCATTTTGCCAATAGTCTTTGCTTTAATTTTTCTGTTCCCGTTGATATCCGTTGAATCTTCTGAGTGAGTTAAGAATATTATTGTTAAGTCATCTCTTAGATCTTTAGGTAACTTAGCTACCATAGCTAAATTAGCTGCAATCTGAGTAAACTTGTCATAACCTTTCTCATTTGCTCTATCAAAATATTCAAAAGAACTCATATATTGCCAATCATCAACTACAATAGTTTTGATATGGCCCATTTTATCATTTACATGATTCATTGCTTTAATAATACCAGGTGCACTTGCAGCAGCAGTTAGGTTACCCTTTGGGTTATCCTTTGATATCTGAGTGTACTTGCTTTTATACCCTTTAAAAGGCAAAGGTTTGTTTGCAATGTTTATAATGAAAGTTTCTTCTGGTTTTAATGTTCTGATTGAGGTAGACTTTCCTGTACCTGAATCAGCAATTACTAATACGCTGTTTGCCATTTACTTGTTTTTAATTATAGTTATTAATTCTTTTAATGTATGGTTTAAATCATTTAATTTTTCAACCACAGCAGATAGGTTGGGAGTAGTGGAGGAAGGGAGCAGTGCATCTGGATTTGGTAAATCAGGATTAGCAAAGTCTACAATTGAATTCCCTCTACTTGTAACATCATTAATTACTTTTAATTCCCCTACTGGTATTATATGTCTCTGAAACCCTGAGTTAGATGTGATCATTTCATACTCTTCTTTCCAATGCGGATTATACTTATGTAAGTATAGAGTTCTTTTAGGATCTTCTGTTTCATAATCTATAGATACAAATTCAGTATATATATCTTCTGTTTTTTCTAACTCACTAGGGATGATACATGTAGTTCATCTTTTCCTGAAGGCCTGTAAGCCATTTTTGGTATATATAGAGCATTGATCATACCTTCTGTTTGAAAGTAATCTTCATGCTCTTCTCTAAGGGCTTTTACCTTATCTTTTCTTTGTTGTGGTGTTAGTCCCATACTTTTTCTATTATTTAAATTTTTAGTATTTATCATCTGCGTTCTTGTTGTGCTGGTGTTTGCATTTCTTCTATTTGCATTTGTTCAAATTTTGCTTTAAAGAAACTCATTCTTGCATCACCATTTCTGGCTTTCAAGAAATGTAAAACCAAAGTTCTGTCATTTTCAATCATATATCTATCAGGTCCATAGAACCTAATCTTCTGTTTAGCTGGCCGGTTAATACCAATCAGCATATCTGCATGTTGTAACATTGCATCTGAACCAAATATATCTGATTCTAATATATAGTTACCATACTTACCATCTATAGCCCTGTCCGGGTTATCTATATTTCTGTTAAGTTGAGATAAAGCAATAAATAAACAAGGATAATCTCTCTTACACTGTGTAAAAAATTCACCCAGTTCAAATAACATATCTAATGTATTATTTTGATATGGTGCTCTTTTAACTAACATAGTATGATCAAGAGTTATTATTGTATTTACTCCTTTATGTAAATTCATATATACATCTATTTGTTCACGCATTTGGTTAACAGTCATAGGTGTACTAATTATATCTACAGGATTTTTAACTCTTTCCTTAGCATATTGATGACATGTGTTTAATGCCTCACTACTAAGTACAGATCCTGCACTACATAATTCTTTATATGTCTTACCGGTTATAGAACTGAATTCTCTAATTGCTGAGGTTCTACCCACCATCTCAAATTGAAATTCTAATACCCTAAACTTATCATGCGGGTTAAGAGCAAATGATTCTCTTATAATTTGATCTTTAATTAATGTTTTACCTGATCCAGGCCTACCACCAATTACTGTCAAAGTATTCCACTCTAATCCATCAGTAGCAGCATCATTAAACTTAGGCCAGGGTGTATATATTGATTTCTCTTCACCAGTTGACCTAGCGTACATATATTTAAGAGCTTCATTAAAAGCTGCATATTGACCAACCCATGCTTCTGATGTTTTTTTCATACTACGTTTTCTTTAAAGTGTTCATCCTCTGTACTTACTCCGTCAACTATCATATCACAATAGTCAGCTAATCTAGAGTGTTTAACTCTATGCTTATCTTGTTTAGATATAAAGTATTGACTTGTCTGCATATACAAGTAGTCTGCATCTCTATACTCATTTACATACATCCGGGTTGCTTTTATAATATCATCCCATGTATGATCATAAGTTTCAAAGAACCATCTGAAGTTTTCTCCTAATGCTTTAACATTATTTCTTGCAGGATTACCACTTGGTAGTTTCTTAGCAGGAAATATTTCTCTATAAGTATGAATCATATCATTAAAATCCTTACCCATGAGTTGTATATCTGTTTTTTTCTTAGCTTTAATAAAATAATTATCAAGCTTTACACAAAATGCTTTAGCATCTGGTGTCATTTTATAAAGACCATCCTCTTTTACAAGCATGTTCATTTTTAATAAGTAATCTTTGTCTTCAGCTGATGTGTTAGGCAATGAAACGCCTTGCTTTATCCCAAATAGGATCAGGCACTGGTCTGGTGTCATTTTCTCTTTCATCATTTTCTGAAATAGTTCCCACATATTCTTCTAGTTTTTTTAAAGTGTTATTGTATGCATGCATAACGGTTTTATCTTTGCTGAAAAAACCATTTTCTATCATCTTACATGAGTTAATTATTGTTGCATGATTTCTATTTAAGAATTTACCTATACTTGTTTTACTATGCCCTTCTTTATGTGCTAAGTATGACATTACCTGTACATATACTAAATAATCTCTTAATCTAGTTTTATTCTGTAAAGATTTAATATTTTTAAATCCAGGCATTGATTCATGTAATGCATCAAGTGCAGCGTCATGAAATATAGAGATAGGTTTTCTTTGCTCTTTCTCTGTTGGGCTGTAAATATATAGTTTTACACCATATAATTTAAGAAATTCTTTCTTAAAATTAGAAATGTCTTCTTCTTGTCTAAGTTCTTGATTATTAGCCATTTAAATTATAATTTAAGGTTATCAAAGATAATAAAATCTACCATTCTATCCAAGTTTTTTCTTGTTTATCTAATTCAGCATTTACTAATGCAAACACATTCTTACAGTCCCATTCTCCACCTCTATAAGCGGCAGATGCAGGGTGTGTAACTTTAAATATTTTTTGATTATTCAAGTGTATTTCCCATGACTCAGCTTTCTTACCCATAAGTATAACAGGTATGTTCTTTTTATGTCTATTTATATTTTCAAATATATATCTTGAAAATGGTTTCCATAAATCATAATGTGATCCTATTGAGTTAACTTCACAAGTAAATGCTGTATTAATTAATAGCACACCCTGGTTAGACCAACGTTTTAAATCCACATCTCCATCTTCATCTCCAAGCGCCTTAAGTATATATTGTAAAGATTTTTCAGCTTTACCTTTTTTGCTACAGCTAAATGCTATACCGTCAGCCACACCTAATTGAGGGTATGGGTCTTGACCTACTATAATACATCTAAGATTATCATACTTGCATTCTTTAAAGCCATTAAATATATCTTTAAATCTTGGTGTAAATCTTCTTTCTGCATTTACTAAGCTTACAAGCTTTTCAACTATAAGGTCAAAGTCTAATCCATTTATAAAAGGTGTAAGCATTGGAGCCCACCCTGAATCATGTAGAGTGTCATTTGCTTGCTCTCTTAATTCATTTATGTCAACGTTAATTGGTTTTTGTTTCATTATTGCTATATTATTTGTATCTTTGATTAAAATCTATTTATTATGTCTGATAAAAAAACTGTCATTGAATATGACTTAACTAAAACTTTTAATGCTGATATTAATCCAGCATTTATTTCTGGCTTGCAACAAATCTATTTCAGATATATCACTGAGTTTTATGAAGATGTAGATCAATTTGGTGAATTAATAAAATCATTCAACTTAAGTGTACAAGATCCAGAAAAGCATAAAAAATCTAAAAGAACGTTTACTACAACTGAAAGTGAACTATATACTTTGTATGCATTAATTAACTTATTCAAAAGTTTTGCTCATGAACAAGGTCTTGCTAAAGTTTCTGAAGTTGAAGTTGATAAAGTAAAGTTTGATAAAATTGCTAATGATGCTAAAGAACAAACTAAGGACCCTATAAAGATGCTTCAAATTATTAG